CTGGCCTTGTTGGTGAGTCGGCTTCGGCTTCACCGTCGGATTTTCGCGAGGCGGCAAGCGGCGTAGTAGAGAACGTGCTTGCGAACGCCGAAGTCGACTCCGTTGGTCACTCTACAAAGCCTGCTCCCACATTAGAACAGTCGGCGAAAGCGCCGTTGACGAGCGAAACGCAATTAGTGGGGGAGAACGCACAGGCTGCCGTCAGGAAGATTTCAAAGGAGGCCCAGAAGAAAGCCCAAAAGAAGAAAGACAAGATCAAGATCCCGAAGTCTCTGTTCCAGGAGCTCCAGAGGATCTCATCCGCTTCACAAGATGTTCAGACCCAGGTCCTCCATTATTTGAGCACGGTGTTGCCGGAGACGGGACCACAACTGGCAGACCAGTTGAACAAGGGTCCGAAAGCGAAATAGTTTTCAAGAATATAGAAGACGCGATGAAACGTGGAGTCAGCATTCTTGATTGGCTCGAACATTCCATCGTCGTCAGGAGCGGCGGTGTTCCGCTTGAACTATTATCGCACCTCTTGGAGTATAAGAACAGCATGAACTTGTCTTTCCACGAACTTACTGATCACGTGGGGCCTATCGCTAAGTGCGGTTGGTCGGTTCTCAAGAAGTACGGGCGTCGCGACAAGCCTGATGTTGAAGGCTATGACGTGTGTGCGAAACGTTATTTTCCGGAGCTTGAATATACTTTGCAAACTGGCGAGACCGTCAGGTTCTTTTCCACGCCAAAATCTGGCGCGGATGCTGAGCGTGGTTCAATGCTATACCATGCTTCGCTCTGGAAGGATGGCATTGAAATTGTTCCTTCGGAACACTTCTTGGAGCACTTTTCCGCTTCTTTTCCATCCACCAAGTTTGTCCATCCGCTCAAGAAGTTTGATGAGTGCTTTGCGAACGCTCTTGCCAATGTCGTCGAACATTCAAGTCCTGGAGCTTCTATGGTTCTTGGTCCTGACAACGGTCAGATTATCAAGAACCAGCTTCCTTTCTTGCAGATGATAGTGTTTGAGCGTCTCATTCGTATTTCTTCCACACCATGGGAGGAGATGAAGCACTTTTCTTCAATTGAGTGTGTTGAGGGTGGCTATGTGGACGTGGTTACTTTGTTTATCAAAGCCGAAGTGTTGAAGTGGTCCAAGATGTATGACAAGAAAACAGGAAAGCCGTTACCGTATCCTCGCTATCGGCTGATATCAAACGTTTCTCTTGTCGATCAGATTATCGCACGCATGTTGCACACCGTCCAAAACAAAACAGAGATCAAAGGCTTTGACCTCCTGAGCTCGATGCCCGGTTTCGGTTGTTCTTCAGATTTGTCTGTCAATCGTTTTGCCGCAGCTACTATACTGCATGCAGCACGACGACAGCTATTACCCAAAGACCACGAAGATTATCTCGACTTCCGTTGTATCGACTTCCAAGCTTGGGACTGGTCGGTGAAGTACTGGCAACTTATGGTTGATGCCTATCGCAGACGTCATTGCTGCAACTTCTCGGATGATCTTCTGATTCTGAAAACCCATTTCCTGATGGCGAACAATGTCTTTTGTTTGTCCAATGGAGAACTTTGGTGTCAGACTAAGAAAGGTTTGATGAAGTCTGGATGGTTTAACACCTCCAGCAGCAACTCTGCTATTCGGGCTAGTCTCAGCAAGATTTTCTTTGGTCTTGCTCATTGGGTCATCGCCATGGGCGATGATTCAGGCGAAGACGACCATAAGGATATTGATCTGTTCTGTGAATGGATCAACCAGATTGTGGGGCAAACCATTCCCGAAGACGATCGCCTCAAGTGTTCCAATGGGGCGTTCGAATTTTGCTCCCACGTGTTTCTCACTGAGTTCTCTGACTCTGAGTGGAGCTGTAAGGCGGTTATTCTCACTTGGATACGGTGTATAGCCAAGTTCGCTTATTCGCCTAAGAAGAGTGCCGACCAGATCATTGGGATTTTGAACGCCATGAGGCACTCGCCTCATCTTGAGCGTGCTAAGCACTATTTTAGCACAGAGTATCCCGATCTTTACCGCGCAGCTTGGGCTGTCATGTCCACTATTGGATTTGACGGCTCAGCTTATTCTGTACCCTTCCAATAAGCTGTGTTCGGTTGTCTAGCGAATGAAGTTTTGCTGATAACGAAGCTCTGCTGACAGCTAGACACCGTTCTAACCTCAGTTCCTGGCTTCTGGGGTTTTAGGACTACCCCGGGCGGGAAGTCCTAGCAACATTTGCTCACTTTTGGCCTCGCGCCACCACCTACTGTTTCGGGCCCAGTTGGCCCACACAACCACCATTGGAAACCTACTGTCTATCATTGA